ATTGACGGAGAGGGAGAAGTAAGATACAATAAAGATGGACATTGCAATACCCCCTATTTTAATAACCCCAAAGATGGACGGTAACTTCTTGTTGCCGTCTGTCGCTTTATGTGATATAATGATTAGAGTGAATCCCATACCTATGATGGGATATCGAAAAGGCAACGGCTTGGTGATGCTCCGTTGCTTTTTTATTCGCTATCAATCTGCTCCACAATGCGATCTACGCTCTTGATAATCAGCCACAATGCACGGTCAATCTCTTCTTTGTTGTCCTCTGACTGAATGCCGGACTTCACCAAGCGAAGATTAGCAGATACTTCTTTCAGTTCTTCTTCAATATCGATCATAAATTTTCTCCTTTCTTGGTGCGTACTTTTTTTTCATACCCCCCACACCATCATTATATACCATTCGTGGGGGCTTGTGCCACTTCGATCACCAAAAACCTACCAAAATTCCATACAGATATTTTTTCTCAAAAGAAGTGCCGTTTTCCACCGGTATTCCTGGAAAAGTTGAATCTTGCGTGGTAAAGGAAATGGCCGATCACGTTAGGATGTAAACACTTCGATTCGTCAACCATATTACATCTCCTATGCTAAACTCACGGTCTGATTGATTGCGGCCTCTAATTGGGAATCCGACCGCCGGATGTATGTACGAGTAGTATTGATGGAAGAGTGCTGGAGGAAACTACATACCGCCTCGATGTCGTGACCGGTGGATTCATAGAGATCATTGGCAACCTTCTTTCGTAACGAGTGTGTGGACACATTCTGTAAGCCGAGATAAGCGGTTGCCGCCCGGAGCTGCTTGTGTACTGCCCGCGCTCCGATAGTGAACAACTTGCCGGACTTAATACCACAACACCGGCAGTAATCGTCAATAAATGCCTTGATTGATTGCGGTACGATGAAGGTGCGGCGCTTTCCGGTTTTCTGCTCCAATATGTTGAGTTTCCATATAGCGCCATCTTTTACAAAACTCTCGGTGGTAAGCTCCATAATATCACCGATACGGCAACCGAGGTTCGCCTCTAAAACGAGAACGGTGGCAATTTGATCGTTCGGACGGTGTACGACTTTGTTATACTCATACCCGCACCGGATTACTCTAACAAGGTCTTTGTATTCAGAATCTGTTAATGTACGTGTAACGTATTTTCCCATTTTGCTTACCTCCTGATTGAAATTTTTCCGGGAGCCGGGACGCACTTTTTTTTCGTACCTCCCCGGGGGTACCATATATCCCCCCAGAAGGAGCGAGGCCGGTCTTGCCCCCATAAACCGCACCGGAATCCCTACCGGTCTTTTTTCGGATTTTCACGCCCTGAAATCGTGGTGGAAATCTTGCAAAACTGTAGCAGTCCCGTGGTGGCGTTTTATTTCGTGGGGGTATAGTTGTATAGGGTTGTGCTGGTTCCGTCCGTCCTGGGGCAATTTTGAAAGCGTGGCGGGGCGTGTGTCGCTCCATACCGGCAGACACCACCAGAGGAACATCAGAACGGGAGACGATGGAACCATAGCGGGAGAGCGCACCAACACGCCCACGGATCATAGGAGAGCGAAGAACGGCAGCAGAATACTTCCCGTGTGGCGTAGTTTCGCCGCTGGTGTCTCTCTGCGTGGGCGTACTGGTATAATTTGCGGTTGTGTGCGCAGTTTCTCCCGCGTGGCGTGTTCCTTCTGTCTCTGTGGCTCGTTCCACGGTGATATACAGTCCGGCAGATAGTAGAAACCTAGCTACAGCCCGCGCTCGTTCATAGTTGGGGGCTTGTATGGTTTCCTCTGCGATGATTTCCCCATTATGCCATGCCCTTGCGATATAGCTTGCGGTCTCCTCTGTGGTCTTCTGTGCCGTCTCTGTGGCTCTATGCGGCTCTTTATCTGTGCAAGCGGTATCTTGTGCGGCTTCGCTGGTTTCTTCCGTTGTGGGGGCTTCTACGGTATCGAAAAGAAGACCGGCAGCGATTGCCCCATGTACAATGCATGCTATTTGGTCGTATTTCTTCAAATACTTTTCGTTGTATTCCCTTCTATACGGGTAGTTACTGCAATTTCTATATAATTCGGCCTGGTCTACCTCTATTGATTCCGGCGTATATCCAGACAACCAAACAAGCGCCACAATGCAATCTGTGTTTTTATGGCGTACTGTACACACAATGCGATCTGCATCAATCATGTCTATCTCGTAATAGTGCATGATGCAGTTGCTTTTCGGTTTCAAAATGCCGCTTTTCAAATATCCGAAATTATACTTTTCGCGTTCTACTGTAAAAGCCCTTGCGGCGCGTTCCTGGTTTCCTTTTGCAATTCTAAATAACATGGCGTTCTCCTCTCTTTTGGTGGTGGTGTTTTCAGGAAAAGCCGCATGCCGGTTTCGATCCGGCTCCCCTTGCGGGGTGGTTCCCTTGCGGCTGGTGGTTAGGCGTATAACTCACGCCATGCGGCTTCTTCCTTCTCTATCGCTTTCAATAACTCTTCCGGCGTTGCTTCTTCAATCCACGCGGCATAAAAATATTTTTCGGCTCTTTTCATTAACTCTTCAAATGTCATGCTGCGGTTCCTCCCTTCTGTACTATGTTTTTCTCTTTCATTGCATTTACAAAATATTGTTCTTTGTACTGTCTCCAATTTTCAGCCCAGCATATAACTGTATTTTGTACCCAAAACGGAACGCCTAAAATGTCTAGTTCATCAAACCACATTAAAACCGTTTTGTGTGCTCGTTCGTGTTCGGGATCATCTGCGCCGTATCTTTCACGGATATAATTTACATCTGCTACCCAATACGCTAGGCCTTCCAGCGCACTAAACTGCGCTTTGTTTGCCTCAAAATATAATTTACTCATGGTTGTTTCCTCCCTTCTTATATTTCAATAAGTCTCCAATACATGTTTACTTCTTCGACAATGATCTGCCCCTCTTTTTCTAACTTCTGCAAGCATTTTTCCCGGCTTACTTCGTTGTCAAACAACAAGCGCGGGCGTGCGTCTGAAAATGCGGTTCTTTCAATCGTTTTTTTGTAATAATCGTACTGCTTGTTTACTGTCGCTGCGTCTGTAATGGTTCTAACATATCTCATGTTTTTTTCTCCCTTCTTTGGCTGCTGGTTTACGGTATACCCCGCCGCCGGTGGTGATCCGGCTTATGGTTCTCCCGGCGGGGTGGGGCGTTATGCTACATTTTCATAAATCGCGCCGCTCTCTGCGGTATAAAACTGTCCATCTAACCTGATATCCCGCCCGTATCTCTCATAATCGAAGTACGGTTTCAAGTGTTCAGGAATTTCAATTCCCCCGCATTCCTCTGCGTAATAATAGCCGATTGCGAAATCTTCACTTTCGAAACCTTCCGGGGTTGTAATATACATTACATTGTCGATATTGCTTGCAATCTCTTCCGGTGTGCTATATCCCCAGTATAAAAGGGCTGCGGCTCTCTCTGCGTCTTCTTCGATTGCCTTTGCAAGGTCGTTCAACATTTCCAGATTGTCAAACTCTCCAACTGTCAAGCCGTCACAATCTGTTTCATAATCCGTGATAAACCACTCTTCATAGTGTTCATTGATCCCGATGCGTGCCTTTACGGCTTCGATTTCTTCATCGGTTGCCGGCAGCTCTAACCATTCGCCCACTAATTGCCCCTCGTTGTACTTGCCTAAATTTGTAAGATAAATGTTTAACATAATTTTTGCGCCTCCTCTGCGCGTCTTGCTTTGTTTGTTGATCCGCTGGTGTTTCTTAAACTCCCATCTCTTAGCATTCGACAAGAACCTAAGCGCCTACACTAGCTTTTGTTTTTGGTAACTTTTGAATGTTCCTTGTTTCTATGGTTTAATATTAGCACACAAATTATATTAGTGCAATACGGAATATTACACAAATACATAATATTATATTAGTGCAATACTAACAATACAATTAGTGCTTGCATTGTGTAGTATAATAGTGTAATATGATCATGAGGTGTATAATTATGGATAAAATGACGGAAGAAAAAGCCCTTGCGGCGTTGGAGAGAGAAAAAGCACGCTTTAAGCGTCAAAATGAATGGACTGCGCAAAACTACGAGCGCCAAACGGTGACTTTACCAAAAGGAACCAAGGAAAAGATCATGTCCACCGGTGAAAAGTCCGTAAATGGGCTTGTAAACAGACTCATAAAGGAATTTTTGGAAGATCACCAGCCCCACGAATAATAACGGTTAGGGTTTACCCTTTGGGGTTTACCTTTTGGGGCTTGTGTAAACCCCTTGAAAATGCTATACTTTAACCATCGGCAGACGATACCCCGAGAGCGAAATGCTCCCGGGGTTTTTTGTGTTCAGGAGGTGGATATATGACAATAAAAGAAATGAGAGCCGCGAAGGATCGGCAGGAGATCGAAGAGATCGAAGAGATCAGGGAGACCACCCCCGCCGATACCATAGAAGACCTTGAGAAGATCACCAGGAAAGCCCCCAAGAGATCAGCCAAGAGAGCCAAGGACTCCCCCCAGAAGATCAGCGCCGATAAGATCACCATAGAAGAGACTGCACCGCACTCCCTCCCCGATGGCCTCCATGATGATATCACCGCACAAATTGAATACTACTGCCAAACACACCGCATAGATGATACAAAGAAGATACACCCGCTTGAGTGGCAAGCAGTTTGCATGCAAATAGGGCAATCTATCAAAAGCCGCGGCATCTTACGAGATCGGGAGAGAGAAAAGCACGCCGGCGGCATCTTCTACGATCCTAAAAAAATGGTCGCTTTCCTTGAATTATACGGCTATGTATGCGGAGAGTTCAAACAAGTTGCATTCTCTCACAACTTCCCCAGGTTCGCCGGAGTGAGTCGCGAATACTTCCATGACTATATGAATAAGGGGCTAACCTCGGCGGGAGTGGGGTTGGCACAAAAAGCCCACGAACTGCAGAAGGCCTCATTAGTGGGGGCGGTAACTGGGGGAGGATCGGCCACGGTTGGAAATATCTTTCTTTCTAAAGCCCTCGCAGGATTGCAAGAAACTGTCACCGTCCAGCATGTGAGCGCGGCGGCAGCTCCCACGACTTCCGCTCTTCCGGTGTTCGACTCTTCCGGGGGCGGTCTGATCGAGACTAAACCCGATTAAAAGTTACCAAAAGAGACATTTTGGGAACCCGAAACCCGCCCAAGATCACGCAGCCGGAGAAGATCGGCGGGGAGGGTGTAGGGGTGGCAGAGAAGCGGATCAAAGGCGGGGGGTTACCCCCTCGATCAGCAAAAAATCAAAGTGGGTTTACCCGTAAATTCCGCTCAAAAATCCACCTGAAAAGTACCAAAATACCACCAAAAAACACCCAAAATTTTACCCCTGTCGGTGGCTATCGGTGCTCTGTCGGTGGTCTGTCGGTGGAAAAACCGTGAATGAGTTTCTTCCATATAAATGTAAAACAAACTTATTTTGGGGGAGTGGACGAGACAGAAAAAAATGACCATTCCAAAAATGAAGAAAAAAATGACCAGTTTTGAAAACACCCCAAAAACCCGCAAACCCACTGTCGGTGGGGCTGTCGGTGATTTGTCGGTGAAAAAAACGACCAAAAACGACCATACCAACGACACCAAAGGAAACGCTGAAAGCCAATAACTATGTGGGTTTGAAGGGGTTCAGCGCGAACGAGGATAAAAATTCAAGAACCCCAAAATCGACCAAAAAATCACCGACCGATAGGGGATATATAGATATATATCCTATCGGATGATATCCGTATCCGGATTACGGGGATAATACCCCCTCACATAAGGGGGGACTAAAAGAACATGTCCCCCCCCTTATGAGTGGGCACTATCCCGAGTCTCCGTCGGAGGGGATCACCGACAGCCGTCGGTGTCTGTCGGTCGGTTGTCGGTCGGTGAGTTTGTCGGTGAGGAAAACAGACGAAGAAGAGAAGACCAAGAGAGCGATCCAAAGAGAGCGCTCCCGAGAGAATGGTCAGGGTGGTAGAAGTGAGCGAAAGAACACGGCAGAAATGATAAAAGTGATTTAAGGGGTCTATGAGCGCCGTAGAGCCACGAAAACTCATTCAAGGCAAAATGTATCACCGAGATAGTTTCCGAACCACCACAACGCTCCTAGGCACCTTAAAACGCCTCTCACGAACGAAAGGTGAGACAAGAAATGCAGGAGTTGGAATTTTGATACGCAAAAGATGGGAAAAATGAGCGAAAAATGGTATTTGCCGTTTTAAGCCCCTACAAGGCGATTTAAGACACGAAAATTCATTTGAGCATAAATGTTCGCCTGCCACCATTATCGTTCCGCTACGGGGCTGCTAGGAGGCAAATAAGGGCATATATGAGTAGAAGGATAACCCAAAACGAAAAAAGGAGAGAAAAAAATGAAAGGTGCAGAGAAAAAAGAGAAGGTGGAAGTGAAATTTGAAGATGGTAACGCAGTAGTGTATGTGGATGGCGTTGTGAAGATGGTATTCCCGGAAGAAATGGTCGAGTTATCGCCTAAGAAGGACGGAGTACCGTTGTCGGAAGTGCTGAAAGCGCTAGTGTAATGTTGGGGTGAGTGAGATATGCCGAAACTGAACACGACCGTAAAGGCGGTGAGGATTGATAACGATAAGCTGGAAGAGTTGGAAAAGAAACTGAAAGGTCAGACGATCAACTCCTGGCTGAACGGTCAGATTGAAAATTTCATAAAAGGCGAAAAAGGGGTAAACCCTAAAGGCAAAAAGGTAAACCCCGAGGTAAACCCGACAAAATACACAAAATATGCCGCATTTGATGTAGTTCCTTTGGACATAATTGAGAATATTATTGACGCGTCAAATTACTGTGATGATGGTCTGCGTGGGTTAATGATGGCGCTGAATAATATGATCGAGGACGGAATATTGGACACGGATTTGAGCATCCATAGGGATGAATGGATCGAGAAGATGGAGAAGTTCAGCAAAGAGAGTGGTTTGCCGGTGGAGAAAGTAGCAGATAAAGCAATTATGGCATTGAAAAAGAGCGGTTTGTGAAATGAGTTAGACTTTTTGGTGTGACTCATTTTGGAAAGGTGCAAAGTATGAGTGCAATCTTACGAGTATTCCATAACGGAATACAGTGTCCGGCGAAGGAAATAATAGAACACGAAGAGAACGATGGTTGGTACATTGATGTGGAAGTCGAAGTGCCTGTGGAGAGTTTTGCAGTGGATTTCGATAAGACGCAGGACTTAGACGAGGATGATTTGAAATGACGATCACGACTACATACAGAAGGCTTGGTTGCGACACGCAAGGGGATCACTTGGAAGTGCGCACGGTCTATTCCGGCAGCAAGGAAGAGATCGATTTGATGGAAGAGTCGGTGCGTTCTGGTATGGGTGATATGCAGACGGTGGAAGTTTTTGTGAACGGAGAAAGTTTTACGATGGAGGATAGCAAGTGGCAAGCCCGGAATTGATAAGAGCATTTGAATCTTATAAGACATATACGGCGAAACACGATATGGTGGATGAAAAAGTCATTGACGCTTGCGTGATGGCGGCGAATGTGGCTTATGCCGGTGAGAAGGATATTGCTTATGGGAAAGAGATATCAGAGTTTACGCACGGGATCATTGACCGCTGGTCGCTTGAGCAGACCAAGGGCGGTAATTTCTGGATGCTGGAACAATGGATGCAAGAGCATCAAAGACCACACCCGGTTATTGATAAGGCATACGAATTGTTTAAGATCGAGTCGCCGCATTTGTTCACTTCGTATATGTACTATATGGAGAAAAATAGGCCTTATGCAAAGCGATTCTATGTTCCTCGTAGAAAAACTCTGTGTGTACCGGCAGCAGATATGCAGGATTTAGAAGATGATTTATTGGACACTTACGGCTTATCGATGCCGTCTCGTTCTGGCAAATCTACTCTGTGCATTTTCTTTCTGACTTGGGTTGGTTTAAGAAAACCGATGTCGCATAACGCAATGGGTGGGCATTCCGGTCAGTTGGTCAAGAGATTCTTCCGAGGGTTGGAAAACTTGACCGGCGATCCTGAATATACTTTTGAAGAATTATTCCAGTACGCAAACCCGAAAATGAAGAAGGTTGTGGAGAGAAAGTCTTCTGATCCGGCAGAACTCACGATTAACTTAGGGAAAGCAGACGAGTTTGCTACCTTCTCTTGTCGCTCAACCGATTCCACCTGGACGGGTGCGATTGATGTGAGTGAAGACGGCTATCTGTATGTGGATGACTTGGTTCGTGACCGTGAGCATTCTCTGTCAGCATCCCGAATGGAAAACACCTATCAGGAGTACCAAAATAAGATGCTTGACCGTATGAATGACGGTGCGAAAAAAATGTTAGTCGGTACTCTGTGGAGCGTTCTTGATCCGTTGGTTCGTGAAGAACACGAGAATATAGGCAACCCGAGAGCGCGGTTTCGGAAGATACCGGCATTGAATGAGAATGACGAAAGTAATTTCCAGTATGAGTTTAAGGGGTTCTCTACCAAGTATTTTATTGATATGCGTAATCGTTTGGATAAGCCGGAATGGATGGCAAAATTCCAGCAAGCACCATTTGTGCGTGAAGGTCTGACATTCCCGATTGAAGAATTGCGGTTCTTTGATGGGAATGTACCGGATGATAAGTGTAGGACTCTGGCGGCACTCGATCCCGCTTTTGGTTCCGGGGATAGTCTGTCGATGCCGATATGTAAAGACT